GTCAGTGATTTGCCGCCTGCTGTTAGAAGCAGGTTTAAGAATAAACCAAAGCGGCAGCGGCAGTTTCTTCATGTTTGGAACTCAAGTTATGATAGGCACGGCGACGAAAGTCGCGCCTTTGCGGAAGCCTGGGCCACAGTCCAGAAAGGAACCAACACTATGAGTGACTTCTCTTTCTTCTTGCCGATCACGAAGGTCGACAAAGAACGACGGACTATCTCGGGCTACGCCAGCACACCGACCTTAGATTTGGACGGTGAAATCGTCAGTCTGGATGCCGTCAAGAAAGCCCTACCTGGTTATTGGGAATGGCGCAACATTCGCGAGATGCACACCAATTCCGCTGTCGGTGTTGCCAAGGAGGCCAATGTTGATGGAACGGGACTCTTTCTCAGCGCGAAGATCATCGACGAGGACGCCTGGCAAAAGTGCCTCGAACAAGTCTACAAGGGTTTCTCTATTGGCGGCAAGAAACTTGCAAAGACGGGGAACACCATCACTGAAATCGACCTGGTTGAGATTTCCGTCGTCGATAGACCTGCAAACCCGGACTGCCGGTTTTCGGTTAACAAGCGACGGTCTGACGGTAATAATAACGCCGCTGCTGCTCATCTGATTAAAGCAAAGTCACCTGAAGAGAAGCTTCTTCGGAAGATAAGTAAGGCGATGGACTTATTGGCCAAGGCGCAGCCGACGCCGTCGGGCACCGTGCCGAAGATACCGTCGTCAAATCCGCCCGCCGCCCGCGACGGCTTTAGCTTGCCGGCAAAAGTAAAGAAGTCAAAAAAGTGTGCCGCCCACGGACTCAAGAACTGTGCGATGTGCGTTGGCAAGGTTAGCCCGGCGACGTCGGAAGTCGACAATGATCCGTTTCGGCAAAAGAAGGAAGCCAAGAAAGCCAAGAAAGCCGCAAAAGTTCAAGCCAAAGAATTGGCTAAACAAGCGCGAGAAAAAGCAGAAGCCGTCAGACGGGAACAATTTGCGAACCAGTTTTTTGGTTCGCGAGGTGAAAATTCATACTTGGAACTCGGTTCGAGGGGGCCTGATCTCGACTTGAGGAAATCTGCAAAGCCTAAAACTGAGCCTATGTCTACAGACTACAACTCTGAACTTGGAGTAAACACTATGGACGGTAATGGTCTGGATCAGGTGCTTGACGCACTTATTAAGCGCGGAAAAGTTGTTACAAAAGCCCAACATTTGGCAATTGCCAAGAACAACTTGAAGAAGGCCCGCAAAGCGCGAATGGACGCGATAGATAATATCAAGGCCGCTCACGCAATGCACAAGACGGCCTATCTGTCGAAAGCCGGTAAGCCGCCGAAGTTCAAACCGGCTGATGACGACGCTGACGACTTCGACCACACCGGCGCAATGGAAAAGCTCGGAAAGGCTTATCAGTCGCTCGATTCCATGAAGACCTTTATGAAAGCGGCCAACAATCACCTTAAAAAGGCTGCCGGTCGTACTGGTCAGAGTGGCGAAGAGGTTGGCGACTCCAAGGCGCCCTGGTACACTGTTCCCCAGGGTGTTCATGATATGTCACAGTCCGAGTTGGCGACTGCTGGCCCCGGCGGTGACAATCATGGCTCAAGCCCGCCAGCGTATAGCATGGAAACGGTGTATCCTGGCAAGGCGGCCAAGAAGTCGGCAAAGCCCAACGGCTTTATTTCGCCAGAACATGCTGAGGCGTTGGTTAGGATGGCTACTGCCGAAGCCGAAGCCAACCTACTGAAGTCTATGCCCGCGTCAAACGGCAGACGTCCGTTGGCGTTCGACGTATCGAAGCTTGCTGGTGAAAACGGTAACTCCGAAGCCACGCAGCAGCTTCTGTCGGGTGTTGACGCTCACGGACTCATATCCGAAGACGAGAACGCGAGAAAAGTGGCCGTCGGTAAGCTGGTCGGCAATATGATTATGGGCGGTCACGGCAGGTCGGTCTTCGATCCTAGCTTCCACGGGTCGGCCGGAGGTTAGCGTTGGTTAGTCTAATGTTGGGCCTTTCTTCTTCTACTTCTTGGGAGTAACGTTTATGAATATGCCTGTTCCTTTCACTGGGAATGGCGGGATGGGAAACGAGTTCGTTTCTGCCCTCCTCGCCAACGAAAACTTCGAACGTCAGCTTCAAAAGAAACTCGGCACGTTTGCCAAAGCTGACACCGTTAGCCAAGCCACGAACCTTTTGTGGTACGACCTCAAGCCGGTCGTAAACATGCTATATCCGTACCGGGAACTCATTCCCCGCATTTCCCGGTTGCCGCGTGTAGCGGCTGACGGAGGCAACGCTTACCACTGGAAAAGGATCGTTGCCATCAACGTCGGTGGTATTTCGTCAGGTGTCAGCGAGGGAAATCGCGGAACACGTATCGCGATTCAAGAGCAAGACCTCACCGCCGCCTACAAGACCCTGGGACTTGAGTCCTCGGTTACGTTTGAGGCTCGGCTTGGCTCGCGCAATCTACAACCTGAAGCGTTGGGCATCTCGGTTCAGTCGGCCCTACGGTCACTAATGATCGACGAGGAAAAGATCCTTATCAACGGTAACGCGAGTCTACCGCTGGGCATTACGCCAACTCCAGCAACCGGCGCCAGTGCAGTCAGCGGCGTTGTTGGGTCACTACCGACAACGGTCTATGTTTGCTGTGTCGCCCTTAGTGGTTTTGGCGTTGTCGGCTATACTCCGTATAGTTCGGCGTTGGCGACTGGCGGTGTTCCTGGCCAGATCACCAAGCAGAACGCTGACGGTACAACTGACACCTTTGGCGGCGGCTCAGGCAGGCCAAGTGCCATTGCGACGCAAGCAGTGACGGGTACTCAAGCTGTTACGGCAACCGTTACTCCGGTTGTTGGTGCGGTTGGTTATGCTTGGTACGTTGGAGCAACGAATACACCTGCTACGATGTACCTGGCGGGGCTTACGCCGAGTAACCAGGCCATTATTTCCAAGGTTCCCCCGGCAACAGCCCAACCGTTGTCAGCCGTTTATGTTGCTGCCGCGCCGGTTGACAACTCAACGGATATTCTGGTGCCCGACGGAATACTTCCGCAAATCTTCGGCGCGGTTATGGGTCCAGATCCGGGACGCGGCATGGCCACTAATCCTATGCTTCCGACTGGAGTCAGTATCTCCCAAGGTGGTAGCATAGTTTACACTATGGCGACTGCCAACACTGGCCTAACCATAACGGGCTCTACTATCTCTGAGTTCGATGCGGTCCTTCGCGCAGCGTATGACCAGTACAAGATTGGTTTCGACCGGATCTTGATGTCGAGTGCGGACATGCTGGACTCGTTTGGCGCTATGCTAAATCAGGGTTCCGCTGCTAATATCTACCGTATCTTGTTCGACGCTGACCAAGAAACTGGCCGCATCGTTGCCGGTCGCAAAGTCACGTCGTACATGAATAAGTTCTTCAACAATACGTTGGATGTTGAAGTTCATCCCTATCTTCCGCCCGGAACTATCATTTTCTGGTCGGACAGATCACCGTATGAACTCAGCGGCGTGGCCAATATCCTCGAAGCGCGTGTTCGACAGGACTACTATCAGATCCAATGGCCCTGGAGGAGCCGTCGCTATGAGTATGGCGTGTACGTGGACGAAGTATTCTCCATGTACTTCTCGCCCGCGTTCGCCGTTATCACGAACAAGAACCCGATCAGCGGATCGTTCATCTACTAACCACAGTCGGGAGTTACTGTTATGTGGTTCCGTTATCCTTCGGGATGGAGCAGTATCAACGTCGAACAACAGGACTTTTACGTCGATCACAAGGACCGCGACGGAAATCAGTACTTCGTGGCACCCGAGTCGTTGGCGGATAAGATCCTGGTTATTCCGGGGTTCGCGGTTGTGGGGCGTCCGGCTGACGCCCCACAAAACGTCCAGGATGTGACTCCAACTTCAAAGTCCGACCCGCTCGCACAATTGTCGAGTCAGGTCGAAACTCTTAGGTTGGAGAACGCCGCGCTTAAAGAAGGTTCAGCAGAGCTTACTAAAGAACGTGAAGAACTAAGACGTCAGGTCGAAGCTCTAACGGGCACAATCGAACGCGACTTTAAGCAAGGCGAGGCCGACAGAAAGTCCATCGAAGACGCCGAAAAAAGAAAAACCCAACTAGAAACTGAAGCCAAGGCAAGAGCCGAGGCCCAAGACAAAGAAAAAGCTGAAGAAGAAGCCAAAGCCAAGTCTGAGGCTTCGTCGCCGACTGCAACGTCTGGAGCTGGGACCAAGAAATAATGGGCTCGTTAGCGACGGGAGACCTGACAACGTTAGCCACTGCTAAGGCTTATCTTAGTGGTGCGCCTAGCGACACCGTGTTATCTGGTATGATTACTCGGGTCTCCCGAAGCATCTTGGGATTTATAAACCGACCTATGTTGGTGCCAAGTAATTATGTCGAGAAACACAACGGTCAGAATACAGACCAACTGGTTCTGTTTAATTGGCCGATAATAACGTTGAACGAACTCCAGGTCCACGGACAGGTTATTCCATACGCTAATCAAGCAACAACAAACGGGTTTCCCACTATGTCACCGTGGGGATACCGATATGCACCGCCAGAAGTTGCTCCACCGGGCGCACCAGCAGTATTGGAAATTGTTGGCGGCTGGAAGTATTGGCGTGGCAACCAAACAACCATAGTCAGTTATCGTGCCGGATACAACGTTAGCAATGAAATACAGACTATTCCTGGCACGCCGTTTCAAGTTATACCAATAATGCCCTTCGGTCAATGGGCCACGGATGAAGGCGTAATCGACGTTATCTCCGACGCGCTCATGGTTCCAGTAGCCTCGAACTCGACTCCGTTGTCGGGTCAGTATATTCCGCCGAATCCTAGCGTCGGACAAAACTATTATGCCTTCTCGGCGGACGACGTCGGACTTCAGGTGTCTTTATCCTATGGTTATGTTCCGGCTGATATCGAACAGGCGTTATTAGAAACTATGGCTGAACGTATCGCTTATCGAGCACGTCCGGGTATTCGGTCGCAAAGCCTTGCGGGCCAAGAGACAATCGCCTATGGAGTCGATAATAGACTTGGATACGGGTTTAGTTCTTTTGTTATGGATATGCTTTGCGGCTATTGTAATGTATTGCCTCCGCCGATAGGAGCCGACGTATGAGTGACGACGCCAAGATAACTCAACCAACGGACGCGCCGCAACTTCAGGGTGCGATGGCCAAAGTCATACTTGAGCCATTTAATTATAGTCTTGCTGCTGGTTGCCGCAGAGCCTTAGAGGTCGGTGTGCCGCCAGTTATGATTATTGAGTTTCTGTTAAATCATTTGTGTTCCGTTGTTGCATTGCTTGAGCCCGCCGGTTCGCGCGAAGCAACAATTCAAGACCTTGTAAGAAGTTTCGCCCCAATGGTCAGCAAGCATGTCGATGCTAGGCTTACGTCACCAGGCGGAGTTATTCTCCCAAGGAGATAATGGTTTTGGGTTGCGGTGCCTGCAACGTCTGTTGTAAATTGCTTCAAGTGCCTGATATCGAAAAGCCTGCGCGTATGTTGTGTTGGTGGACAGGTGTTCATGGGGGCTGCCAACGTCACAATGAAAAAGAGACCGACCCGAATTTGTTAGCCTGTAAGCAGTTTCAGTGTCTTTGGTTGGCGAGCCAGAGTCACGAGGACATTAACCGGCGGCTGCCGCGAGCTATACGACCTGACCAGGTTCACGTTATGATGGGGCCGCAAGACCGGGAAGATAGTACGCTGATTTATGTTCATGTCGATCCTGAATTTCCTGAGGCTTGGCGCAATCCCAACGTATTAGCGTACCTCAGTGGCATGTTGGAGCGTGGCGGCAAAGTCGAGATGATTATTGGCGAAACCAGGTTTATGTTAAAGGACACAATCGGTGCCGGGCTTAACGTTTGACCGACAGATAATAAAGAACTCGTTGTTTGCGTTAGCTCAGGCAGCCACTTTTCCAATTCCAGTCAACGGCTCAATGACTTGGATCGAGACGGGGCGACGGTTAAAGCTTTGGAACGCAGTTGATCCGTCGGTTCAACCTGCGATGTTTATGGTTCAGCATCGTGAACAGTATGAAGTCCGCGGCGAAGGGCGTCTTACTCGGCGCTATCTTGATCTTGGTTTTTGGTGTTATGCTCCTACCGCGAGCGACGATATCATCGGCGATGACTTATTGGACGCGATGGAAACAGGGCTTGAGGACGCGCTACAGCCAGATGACGCGTCGCGAAACGAGCTTACCCTCGCAGGGCTCTGTCAGTGGGCCAGAATTATGCGAGAAGACAATATGTTTATCCGAGACCCCGGCGACATTGACGGCCAAGCCCTCCTTGTCTTACCAGTCAGAGTCCTTATCCCCTAACAATGAGACGGAGGTAAAGGTGTCAGACGAGAAGCCTAACTTAGTACCGGGGCCAGTAATCGGCAAAGACGCCTGGAATGATGCTGTCGGCGAGTGGATAAATTCTTGTATTCGCGGCTCGGCAATATCTCAGGACGTTGGCGCTTGGAATCGACTCAACGAAGTTCTGCCAAGGCTTCGTGACTTTCTCAACGACGTGCTTTCAAAGAAGGAGTAACGGTTATGCAGTTTGGATTTGGCTCGGGCGTGCTGACGGGAACTCGTATTGACATTGCTGGTGCGAGTCCGGTTAAGTTTGGCGCCCTTCAGAACGTCGACATCGAGTTCGGTGGCGAAACCAAGGAACTCTACGCCGTCAACCAGTACCCCGTTGATACGGCGAGAGGCAAAACCAAGGTCAGTGGTAAAGCTAAGGTAGCCGAGATCAAGGGTCATATGTATAATGACCTGTTCTTTGGTCTAACGTTGAATACTGGGTCGACCAAATATGCTTGGAACGAAGCAGCGTTAATTGCCGCCTCGTATACAGTCGCTAATGCCACCGCCCCGCCGTTGGTCGATCAGGGCGTGTTTGACGCCGTAACTGGTAGCCAGTATTACGTTGTATCGACTGCACCGTCCACTGGTCAGTATTCGTTCAACGCTTCGACTGGCGTGTATACGTTCGCGGCGGGCGACGCTGGCAAAAACGCCGTTATCAGCTACACGTATAGGTCGTCAACTGGGTTTAATATCCCGATCACGAACCCACTAATGGGTAACACTCCGCGGTTCTCGGTGACGTTGTTCCAGCAGTTCGAGAACCAACAAGTAGTGTTGGTCCTTAACGCTTGCGTCAGCACACGGTTGACGTTCCCAACCCGTATTGACGATTACGTTCTTCAGGACTTGGATTTCGGGGCGTTTGCCGATCAGGGCGGCAACGTCGGCGTATGGTCAACCACTAGCTAGCATTGGGGACTATTATGACCGGAGCTAACGGTTCCACTTGGAAGCTCGATCTCCGGCCCCCGTCAGAAGTCACTAAGTTCACGATTGGGGGCCAATCTATCGAGGTTCAGGCTCTGACGCTGTGGGCGATGGACGTCGTCAAGGACGAACTCCTCGCCCTCGGCCCAGGGCTGGACTTCATAACCTACGCACGAACCGTTGTGCGGATCGTATATAAGCTTGTTAAGCTGGAGCACCCAGACATAAGTATCGAAGAAGGTGATCTTATTCGGGCTTGCTCAGTCGTCGAGATGCGCCAGCTCGCCGTGTCGATGAACGAACTCCTGGGCATCTCAGGTTTTGAGGGCGGCCCTACGGAACAGACGGAGCCAACAAATCCAGCGACGGCGGTTCCGTCTGGGACTGGGACATCGACCGAATCGTCGCCCGACTCGCCGCCAACGGGATCTGCGCCGGTGACTTCGAGCGGATAAAACGCAGTTATACATTACGGCGGGTCAAATTGCTGAACGAAGCGTGGCAAGAGAATCCACCTGTCGCCTGGCTCGTTGCAGCTTATCTCGGATACGAAAGTCCCGTTAAGAAGCGTGAGGAAGCTATAGCGAACACTCGAACTATGCTCGATCGCATAATGGCGTCGGGTGGCAATGTCCCGGTGATATAGCGCGGAGGCATACAGTACGGCTGCCAGATTGTATGCCGTGGAGGCCAAACCATGATCGGATTAAAAGTAAACGTTTACGCCGACGAAGTGGTGGCAACGTTAAATACCAAACGCAAGGGTTTGCAACAAATACTCGACCGTAAGATGAACGAGGT